CCCTGCCTCTCTGATAAAGAGATAGAGATGCTTAATGACGCCTACCGTCACGAGTTCTCTGTCAAGGAACTGACTATTAAGTCTGGTAAGACTAGGGCTGACTTTGCCCACGCTAAACATGGAACTATTGGTAAGGTCGAGAACCCTGACACCAGCCATGCTCGCAAGAACCTTAATAATAGTTGTATGAGATATGATTTTACTGAACGTAATAGATTACCTCATCAACCCACGGAAGCCTACGCCTCTGGGGACTTTACTATCTATTGGTCAGAGGACGATAAGGGTCACATATGCAGTAACTGCATTGTCTATGACGGCTCAGAGAACGACCCTGTTGCCGCACCAATATACGGCGTCTGCGAAAAGTCTATGGACAAGCTGCAAGAGCATATGTCGGACCTAGGCATAGAGATGTACTCTTATCATAGCGACAAAAGTTGGCAGGGTGCAAAGCTCTTACGCTTTAATCACGATGACGGGGAATACATTGGCCCATACCTTGACGTAGCCCCCTGCTCTCTGAGGACTAGCTGTTGCGGTAAGTTCTTAGTTGTAGATCGGAACGGCGAAATTAGCGCCACCACTTACCAAGGCATACTCTATGGTAATAGTCAAACCTGTGACATATGTGACGATGGAATACGCAGAGACCAGCAGATGCACTTTAATGACAATGTGTACTGCCAAGACTGCTACTCTGACCATATCAGCCAGTGTAGCTATTGCGGGGACGATGAAGCTAACGACGATATGACAACCGTCCAAACATCTTCTTCTGACTATGAACAGTACTGCCCTCATTGTGTCTCTAATCATACCGTCACTACTGAAAGCGGTGAGACTTGGGTAGACGAGGATACTATGTCCACTGCAAATGGTGAGACTATTAGTTGTGACGATTACAACAGCGCTTACTTTACCTCTGACTGGGACGGCGAGATCTATCATAATGATCGCAGGGCAGACCTAGAGAACGGTGACGAGGTCGCAGCCTCAGAGCTATTAGAGAACGGTAACTATTACTATTGTGACACCGATGGTGTTTGGAAAGAGAAAACAGATGACGACTCAAATGACCTCGACCCGTCAACCCCTAATACTGAAAGCTAGGTACAGAATGCACAAATTAGTAGAGATGTTGGCGTTCTGTCGCCCACAAGCGTCACTTACTCAGAATGACTTCTGTGACAAGTACCTCAGACCAGTGTTCGGTCAACCTGACCGTGAAGGCAACTATATCTTAGTCATAGGCAATGCCCCTAAGATTTGCTTTGCCAGTCACCATGACACCGTTCATAAGCATGACGGCATACAAGAGGTCTTAGTCAAGGGCGATACCATATCCCTGCCGCCTCTGTCCGACAGTTCCTGCTTAGGCGCAGACTGCACCACTGGCATATGGTTGCAGCTAGAGATGATCAGAGCAGGTATCGAGGGTGTCTATGTTTGCCATGCCTCAGAAGAGATTGGTTGCATTGGCTCCAAGTATGTAGTCGATCGTTCACCCAGATGGATGCAAAGACTAGATGCCGTAATATCATTCGACCGCAAAGGTACGGAGTCTATTATTACACATCAAATGGGCCTGCGCACTGCCTCGGATGCCTTTGCTTTATCCCTAGCAACTGTCTTAGGTTTGCCTCTGCGTCCAGACGATACAGGTTCTTATACTGATAGTAACGAGTACGCCTCAGACGTAGCAGAGTGTACAAACCTCTCTGTCGGTTACTATGCCCAGCATACTAAGAACGAGCATCAGGACGTGTATTACTTGCAGCAGCTCAGAGACGCACTCATCGCTGCTGACTGGTCCAAGCTAGTCATAGCCCGTGACCCTAGTATCTCAGAGTTCAAGTATCAGGCAGGCGGCTATGCTAGTGACTGGGTTGCAGGTAATAGACGCATAGCCAGTAACGCTTACTTTGACGACCCATACCTATCCAAGGTGTCTAACTCAGAGCGTGACGAGCGTGACGATATTACAGACCTGCTCCGAGAATATCCTGCACAGGTCGCAGACTGGCTAGACGCTAATAACATCACCTATGACGACCTCATCCAAGAGCTAGACATAGTAGATGTAAAGATGGCAGGCCGCACTTACTGGTAATACTGACCTATCATACCTGACCTAAGAGGTCCGCTCAGAGTTAACAGGCTGGGCGGGCCTTTTTGGGTGAAACGGGCAGGCCACCACACAGGCCGTGAGAGGCCCCTTAGAAGGCCATGACGCCAATCCGGCGGTAACCATAGCCAAGACACCAGATAGGCCCACACGGGCCGCATATGCAGGCAAACGCCCAGATCGGGCCAACTATGAGGTACACTATGAGCAGAGAAAAGATAGACACAAGCTGGCTGGAACACTTAGGGACAGTCATAGCCCTGAACCCAACCGAGGCGGCCTTTGACGAGGACGTTAACCAGCTAATAGCTGATATCGTTTGGTCTTGTCCTGTACGTGCCCTCGGACATTCTACTATTACACAACTGGCCTATAATCATCATTACAAAACTAAGAGGAAAAGATAATGAAAATACGCATACACGTAAACCAGCACATAATCAGAGCTAATGCCAAGACTGGCAGGAATGATCCGACTCTGACTGCTAAGACCTATAAGCATAATTACAAAGTGCATGAAGTAAATTTGCAAGTAAGCTCAGAGGTAAAGTATGAGCCAGACCACCCGCTACCATGCGGTGCAAAGGTCTGGATCGAGGCAGAGGCAAGCAAAGTATTACCTGCCACTATTAAGGGGAGAAAGATTCTTCATGTTGTATAAGACTCATATTATTATTCTGATTATTGTTCTGACTATTATTATGACTAAGGCTCTGAGTATTACTCAGGGTCTTTTTCTTTGTCTTGTTCATACTATCATTAAGACTATTACTCTGAGTCTTACTAATACCATGAGTCTTTCTAATACTATTATTAATACTATTACTCTGAGTCATACTAATACTCTTAGTCATACTCTTAGTCTGACTCCCAGGAACACTAATACCCCTACAATGGAAAGCCCTCCGTGGGAATTTGGCCCCTCCGTGGGAATTTAGTGTGATATATTTGTCACCCCTCCGTGGGAATTTGTACCCTACGTGGGAATTTACTTGCACCCTCCGTGGGAATTTGGTTTAGTGTCGGCAGAGGAGAAAATAATATGATAAGCAGAGATTTGTGGACCCAAACACTAGAGAAATGTAAGGAAGATTACCGAATAGTAAGGAAGGAGGCAGACATGTGGGAAAGAGAAGCCAAGCGTTTGCTAGTAGAAAACCATAAACTAAGAGCACAAGTAAAACTGTGGAAAGGTACAGGACTATGATCAAAGTAACATACATAGACCACATGGGCAGTGACCTGTCTGTAGTCAACGCAGCTAGGGTAAGCTTTGGCAAGACACACAAGGCTATGACAGAGGGTGACACCAAGCTAATAAACTACCTAGCCAAGCATAAACATATGTCACCCTTCGGGCATGCCTTTGCTTCCTTCCATGTCAAGGCGCCAATCTTTGTAGCCCGACAACTAGTCAAGCATAAGTTCCTGCGTTGGAATGAGATTAGTCGTAGGTATGTAGACGACACACCTGAGTTCTATGAGCCCGATGAGTGGCGGGGGCGTAGTGATGATAAGAAACAGGGGTCATCTGACTCTACTGCAGTGTTTATGGAAAACGGACAAGTTATAAGCTCGGTTGCCACTAGTCATAAACTCCGAAGCCTGACGCTGTATCAGAATATGATACATGCGGGGGTGTGTCCAGAGCAAGCACGTATGGTACTACCACAAAATACCATGACAGAATGGTACTGGTCAGGCTCACTAGATGCCTTCATAGACATGTGCAACCTTAGATGTAAGACTGACACACAATATGAAACAAGGTTAGTAGCAGACTACATAAGAAGTGAGATGATCAACCTATTCCCAGTATCAGTAGAGGCGTTAGTTAAATGAAGATTGAATGGATAGACCAATACACGTTGTACATCACACACAACAACTACATGTACTGTGTGTTTGAACAAGATGGTAAAATCATTATGGAAAGTAGAAAGCTACCCACTAGTGACTAACATAAGTTTAACATAAGTTATTACTATTATGTTTAATACTAATAGTTTAAAGCTTATGTTTAACTAAAGGGTACTTAAGGTAGATGGTATTTTATTTTTTGTTGTCAAGGGGCACACAAATATTTATTTTCTACTTGTATCTTTGTTGCCATATGATATGTGTTGTCGAAAGGAGAATACAATGACTGAAGTATCACACCAACCCTGCCCTTATGTAAACTGCGGCTCCTCGGATGCCTTTTCTTACAACACAGAGGGCATGGGAAAATGCCATAGTTGTGGCAAAGCATACCCGTCAAGGTATGAGCCCGAGTTTGACTGGGCAAAAGATAAGTACCCAAAGAAGGAGAGAAGAGACATGACTGCTGACGTTATCCCGACCACCAAGACCATACTCACTACAGGTAAAGGCAAGTATGTAGACATGAGGGGCATCAAAGCCTCTGTAATGGAAGACTACGGTGTAATGACCTTTGATACCACACAAGAGTACAAGTACCCTAGTGGTGGCGTGAAGGTGCGTAACCTTACGGAGAAAGGCTTCTGGGCTAAAGACGGGTTCAAGGGTGACGAGTTGTTCGGCATGAACTTCTTTACCGCTGGATCATCTAAGATGTTGACCATCACTGAGGGAGAGCTGGACGCCCTGTCTGTGTCCCAGATGCTTAAGTCGGGTACCTACACTAACCCTGTGGTGTCGTTGCCCTCTGCTACCCCCTCTAAGAAACTGTGGGAGAACTGTAGTGAGTGGATCAACAGCTTTGAGAAGATCATTATCAGTGTTGACGGTGATGAAGCTGGAAATGCTATCGCCACTAAGATATCAAAACTGTTCCCCAACAAGACCTACCGAGTTTCGCATGACAAGTACAAAGACGCTAACGAGTTTCTACAGGCAGGGGCTGGACAAGAGTTTAAGTCTGCTTGGTGGAACGCTAAGAAGTATGTTCCTGACAATGTTCTTAACACTGCTGATCAGTTCCTTAAGCTGTTTAGAGAGACTCCCGACCATCAGTTTGTGCCTACAGGTATCCAGTCCCTCGACGACAAAATCATGGGACTCATGCAAGGTCACTTTACCGTCATTAAGGCACCCACTGGTATCGGCAAGACAGAGGTAATGCGGTACTTAGAGTATAACCTGATCCAACGTGATGTACCCTTCGCCAGTTGGCACTTGGAAGAGACAAAGCTTAGGAGCCTCTTAGGGCTAGTTAGTTACAAGCTGGGTATGAACGTGACCCGAAGAGACCTGATCGACGCTACTGGTGCCACTGAGCAAGTGGAAGAAGCCATCCGACAGATAGCTGCCAACGAGTGTATCTATCAGTTCTTCTTGGGTGACGGTCAGGGTACTGAGGAGTTGTGTGATCAGATCAGATACTTCCGTGAAGCTTGCGGTGTTCGTTATGTATTCTTTGAGCCTATCCAAGATGTAGTCTCAGGTCGAAACGAAAGTTCTAAGGAAGAGTTGTTGTCGGACTTGTCTGTGCGGTTGTCTAAGTTAGCAGCAGAGCTTAACGTAGGTATCATTACTATCGCACACACTAATGACGATGGTGATCCAAAGTATTGTAAAATGATTGGACAAAGGGCTTCAGTTATTATAGACTTGAGCAGAGACAAAGAAGCAGATGACGATCAAGAAAGAAACACAACGACCTTGAAGGTTGAGAAGAACCGCCCATGTAGTGAAGAGGGTTACGCTGGTTCACTAAGGTTTAATATGGACACTTTTACTTTACAGGAACTAGACTATGGATAATACAATACCGATAGATGATGACATGGACGAGCAAGACTACTATAACTATAACGAAGTTTACACGGTGATCGTACCAGTGCTTGACGGGCCACAAGATATCATAGTAAGGTTAGGCATGGACGATAAGTACGACCCCGAAGCTTGGACACTACTGGGAGCCTTTGGCGACAGTGATGGTACCGAGTTTGATATTAACATAGAGCAATACTGCATGGCTATAGAGTTAGTGCAGACAATACACAGGAGATTGATATGACTGCTAGTAAGGTATGTAACACGTGTGGCGGAACTTTCCCCCTCACAGAGTTTCACAAAGCCCCCAGTATGAGGGACGGTAGACGTAACGACTGCAAGAGTTGCTACCATTTAGATTTAAGTGTTAAGTATGCTTTGCGTAAAGGCTTTGCAGCCTTGAAGCCTGCCGCTTGTGAGTGTTGTAGTAAGGTTTCAAACAAGCTTAACATTGATCACGACCACACCAGTAAGATGTTCCGAGGGTTTTTATGTCCCTCCTGTAATGTTACGATTGGTCGTATGGGTGATACCCTTCAAAGTGTCACAGACGCTGGTGCCCATAGGATGTATGTGGACTACATGAAAAATGCACAGTTGCGGATGGGGTTTACTTGGTCTGGCAACGGTAAGTACCAAGGGAGATGACTATGACTGTATTCGATATTGAAACTGACGGGTTCTTGGACAAGCTAACCAAGATACACGTTGTAAGCTATAAGACCCCTGACATGAGAGACCCTGTGTCTATCTTTGACTATGATGAAATGCGTAAGT